ATCACTGGAGGTCTTGGTGCCTTTGTCAAAGATGTAAAAACTATAGGTCAATTAGCAGATAAAAATTGGTCTAAGGTTGGAACATATAAAAGATCAGAAATAGAGACACAGCAAAAAGAAAAAGAGGTACAAAATCAATCTCTATTTTCTCAGTTTGGAAAAGCAAGTAAAAAACAAATTAATAAAATGACCGCTGAACAAAAACAAAAATATATTATTACAGGTGATACATGAAATTTGTAGATTCTTATGTTAAGAAAGATTTTCAAGCTCAAACAACAGAGCAATTATATAATAAGTCTGGTGAACTATGCTCAGACAGTGAAAAGATTTTTGCAAAGGTAATTGAAATAAACACAAGCAATAATAAGCAAATAAAATATCTTATAGCTACGAATAATAATATTCCATACGATCCAAATGGTATAGATAGTCATAGAGAATCTAATCTAACTATAAATCTTAAGTCTGTTTCAAAATCTGTTTTTGATTATTATGTTCTATATCTAAGAACAAAAAATTCTCTATATATGACTAGGACACAAAGGAGTTATATCAATGTCTAAAACTGGACCAATAGGACAAGTAGAAGCTTTTTATATAGAACACCATTACAAAACATTAACAGATCAAGAATTAGCAAACGTTTTAGATAGAAAAGTAGAAACCATTAGAAAATATCTAAAGCAAAACTTTGGATCTTCCAAGACTACTATTAGGGCTGGAGATCACTTTGCTAAAAGTAAAGGTTCTATAGTAATGACAGAAACTGCATCTATGATAGGTGACGGAAAAAGAAAGACAACTAAAAAACCATCTGATTGCGTAACTAAGATTAAACATGATTGATTTTATTTTTGGATATGAAAACTGGAGAAAAGTATATTCAGCATCTCCAGAATTGAAAAAAAATATATGGATTTATTTTCAAACATCAGATAATCAAGATGTTTATTTAAAAGTATATAATGATTGGTTTAAAGTTAAGTCTTGGTTATCTAATACTAATCAAAAGATAACAAAACTTGGATTAAGATATAGATCTCATCAAATAGAAGTAGAAGTAAATAATTGTGATGGAATATACTTAGTTCGTTCAATAAAGGGCGAATTTGGTGGAAGAACAAAAGAATGCTATACTATTGGTAAAATAATTGATAATCAAGTACATAAAACAATGTGGCTAACGCCAGAATTGATAGAAGAAAGTTCATTTATAGACAATATTGAAGACTGTTTTGAAGAAGCTATAATACACTATGAACAACCCTCAAAAACCAGCACTGTTTAATCAAGACTATCAAAAACAGTGGTCAGAAACACATAAGTATAAGCATATTCATACTGGGGAATATTGCACGTTTGAAGCTTATGTTGCAGAACTTATTATTCTTAGAAGAGCAGAAAAATTAAATCTTGGAAAACCATCTTATAAATTTTGGACCAAGGGTGATCCAAATCATTGGATTTGGAAAAAACAACTTGGTGCAGCAAGACAATTAAAGAAAAAATATAGCGAAGAAGCTATATTACAAGCCATTAAATCTAAAGAATTTGATAAGCTATTAGTTCTAGGAATACAAAATGGTAGAGGTTACAAAATTAATCCGCTTGCGGAAAAGGTCATTGCGATGTATGATAGTAAGATCAAAGAAGCACAAAGCAAGCAACAGTGTACCACAGATGTTGAAATAGATAATAAAGAATTACAATCTAGAAAAACACAGTCTATATCAAAAAATAAAACGATGTTTAATAAACTGAGGGATTTATGAATAAAACAAAGAAAAAGACTACTAGTAAGTTTGAAGCAGATAGCGTAAGCAATTCTGTCATTAGTAAATATGGAGACGTTGTAAGAAGTGGTACAGAAGTACTTGAGTCAATAAATAGTCTAGAAGTAATTGGCGTGTCTCCAGCATTAGATATTGCACTTGGTGGTGGATTAAGAGAAGGTTCTGTTATTGTTATGACAGGAGATCCAAAGAGTGGAAAGACAACTACCGCATTACACTTTGCCGCAAAGTGCCAATTAAAGGGTAAGCGTGTGATTTATGTAAATACTGAAGGTAGATTATCTAAACAAAATTTTGATGGCATAAAAGGATTAAATCCAGACAATATTATTATTATTGAATCCACAGATGATCGTATTTTAACAGCGGAAGATTTTCTCAATATTATAGAATATTACATTAATAATGATCCCGGCTGTTTGATAATAGCAGACTCTTTATCTAATATGGTTCCAGCGTGTGAATTAGAAGGAGAAGTAAGAACTGGAGTAAGAAATGCTTTGCCACGATTATTATCAATGTTTTTCAAACGCATTAGTGGAACACTGATGAAAAATAAAACCATGTTAATATGTATCACACACAATATTGCTAATACTGGCGGTTCTCCATACGCACCATCTAAAATGGCAGACTGTGGAAATATGTTACAGTATCAAGCTGGAACAAACATGGTAATAACACATCGTGGCAAATGGCAAGTTCCAAAAGATACTGGCGAACACGTTGGACAAATTGCTAATTGGTCTATTAAAACATCAAACGCTGGAGGAAGACCAAATAGTACAGCAGAAAGTTGGATTAGATATGGAATAGGAATAGATGAAGTACAAGAGGTAATACAGATTGCCTGTGAGTTTAGATTAATAAAAGCTAGTGGTGCTTGGTATACAATACAATGTGCCGTTGATGATACCTCAAATCCAGTTATTGCTAAATACCTCAGTGAAAATAATGCTTCATCTGTGGATGATATTGAAAGAGCATTAAAGTTTCAAGGTTCTAATAATCTGTGCGAATTTCTTACCACCCATGAAGATATAGCACAGTTTGTATTTCAAAAAATTAAGGAACTTTATTGAATGAAAATAGTAGGAATTAATGGTAAAGAATATATTTGGAATTTGTCAAGTTATGATGTCAAAGCCGACGATAAACGTGCCAGATCAAAATATCATCTTAGAGCAAGAAAACTATTAAAAGAAATATATCATAGCTATAGAATACTTGAAGAGGTAAAATTACCCGGAAGTACTGCATTGCATAGAAAAGGCGTTTTATATCTTGATTTTTATATACCACAAATAAAATCTGCATTTGAGGTTCATGGTCAACAACATTATGAATTCTGTCCTTTTTTTCATAAAAGCAAGGCTGATTTTATACTTGCACAAGCCAAAGATTGTGATAAAATAGAGTGGTGTAGATTGAATGGAATTAAGATGGTTACATTAAAATATTCTGACTCAAATGAAGATTGGAGACAACAAATTGTCAACCGCTAAAGAAAATCTGGAACAACATATAAAAGATATTGACGACTATATCAATAGTCACAATACAAAGTTCTCATCTTTTAGAGAAGAATTTTTATTAGTGGCTGACTTACCGCTAGATACGCTCAAAAAATTAACAAAGGATGAGCTATTTGATAATGCGTATATTTTATATAGTTATGCTTCTTATATTCAAGATGATATAAATAGGAATAAAATTGCATTAGATTGGTGCAATGATCAAATAGAAAAGTTGATTGTAAAGCATAATGATTCTTTTGATAAGTACACTAAGCATGAATCAAAGAAGCAAATTATAGCACAAGACAATGTTTATGCAGCAAAGGTAGATCAAATGAGATTAGTTGCTGAGTCAAGATTACAAGCATTAGACGGTAAAGTTTATGAAATAAAGAGAAAAGCAGATATTCTATTAGAAAAAGGAAAAAGATCATGAGTATGGAAGATTTTATTAAGACACTTAATGAAGAACAAAAGAAGGCATTACTAAAGGCTCTAAATGAAAATTCACCAACAATACAGTCAGTGCCAAAAGAAGTAAATGAGCAAACAAAGAAAGCTATTAATCAAAGTTTTATTACAGAGAGTAAACCAAATATTCAAAACCATAAAAGGAGAGAACCAGTGAGGGCTAGAAAAAACGAGTGGGAAGATACTGGAGAACTTAGGGACATTACTACTCCAGAATATGAAAGAACTCCAAGGCGTAAACCACAACAAAATAAGACAGAAGTAGAATGTCATGTATGTGGTAAGTCATTTAAATTAGATCAAAGATTCGTGTATGGAGAATATCATCGTTGCAATAAGTGCATTGGAAGAAAATAATTATGAGTGATAAGTTGCTAGACATTGGGGCTGAAAGAGCAGTGCTATCTATTCTAGTACAGAACGGAATAGATTCTTATATTGTAATATCTGATCTTATTAGTGCAGATACTTTTGGTAATACGAATAATCAAATTCTATATAAATGTATAGAACGTATTATATCAAATGAACAAAAAGTAGATATAACATCTTTATTATCAGCCGCCACACAGTTAAGTGTAATTGATATTCTTAATACGCCACAAGAATTAAAGTATATTAAATCTCTATTTGACTTTCCAGTAAATAAAGATAATATACTTAGTTTTGCTGCACAAATTAAGAAGTTTGAGTTTGCCCGCAAGATAAAGCAACTAACTCATAAGATAAATAAAGATATTGATACCATAAATGGTACAGAATCAATTAATGATATTATTGGAATCCTTGAAAATCCAGTAGTAGATTTCTTAAGAGAAGACGATGGTGGTGAAAGACCAACAAAGATTGGTTCAGATATCAATAACTATATAGAATTTCTAGTAGAAAACAAATGTGATATCATTGGAATACCAACTGGATTTAATAAATTTGATGAAGCTATTGGTGGCGGATTAAGAAGGAAGTGTGTTGATCTAGTTGCAGCAAGACCGAAGGTTGGTAAGAGCGTATTTGCTGATAATGTAGCATTAAACGTTGCGTCAAAACAAATTCCAGTATTAATGCTTGATACAGAAATGAGTAAAGAAGATCATCTAAATAGACTACTATCTAATATTAGCGGTGTTCCAATCAATGAAATTGCAACTGGTAAATTTACAGATGATCAAGAAAAATATGAAAAGGTAGTATTGGCATGTAAAAAGCTAGAAAATATATCTTATAATTATGTCAGCGTTGCTGGTAAGCCATTTGAACAAATTCTAAATTTAATAAAGCGATGGGTTGTTCAAGAGGTAAAAACTGATGAAACCGGTAAGACAAACGACTGTTTAATTATATATGATTATTTAAAATTAATGTCGTCAGAATCTATCACAAATAATGTACAAGAATATCAAGCTCTTGGATTTCAAATTACTTCGTTGCATAATTTATGTGTTAAGCTCGATATTCCATGCTTATCATTTGTACAGCTAAATAGAGATGGTATAACGAGAGAAAGTACTGATGCGGTTAGTGGATCGGATAGATTAATATGGCTATGTACGTCTTTTTCCATATTTAAGTTAAAATCACCAGAAGAATTGGCTGAAGATGGTCCAAATGCTGGAAACAGGAAATTAGTTCCAGTTGTCACTAGGCATGGCGGTGGACTAAATGATGGTGATTATATAAATATGGTAATGCAAGGTTCTCATTCTAAATTAATAGAATTAAGAACTAGAAATGAATTTAAAAATCAACCAGTTGGTGATACCGGTCTAGTTGACAATAATGATATTCAAAGGATAAGAGATGGACTTGAATCAGATCAAGATTCAGCTACAGAATAATTATCAGTTAGTTTTTGATAGACTAGACATGAAATATGAAGTTATTGGTGATAACTTATATTCTACATGTCCTATTCATCATGGAAGTGATAATCCAAGAGCTTTCTCATATTCTATTCAAAAAGGATACTGGAAATGTTGGACTAGAGATTGTCAATGTGATCATAAGAATGATATTTTTGGATTGATTAAAGGAGTTTTATCAGAAAAGAATGGTAAAGATTTACAGTTTTCTGATGTATTAAAATGGTCTTGTGACTTATTACAGGTAAAAAAAGTAAAACAAAGTAAAATACATGATATTACAGTATCCGACGATATAACAGATCAAATTTTATCTATTTTTTGTAACAATGAAACATACAAACAACAAAATCTTAATATAGAATATAATCCAAATTTTACACATGAATATTTTACACAAAGAGGATTTAAGATAGATACACTAAAACACTTTGATGTTGGTACAGATACTAAAATCACATCCATGAAAGATAGAGTTATAGTACCAATACACGATAAAGATGGAAAAAATATTGTGGGACTTATAGGAAGATCGGTAAAAGAATATAAGTTACCAAAGTTTTTATTGTATCCAAAGGGTTTTGACAAAAGATATTATCTCTACAATTATCATAGAGCAATACAAAGAGCCTCAGAAACATCGTGCCTATTTATTACAGAAGGACAGGGCGATGTTTGGAGACTATATGAAGCTGGAGTTATGAATGCTGTTAGTATTTTTGGTAAAACAATAGCAAAAGAACAAGAAGATATATTATATAAATTACCAATTACACATTTAATAATATTAACAGATAATGATCAAGCTGGAAGAGAATCTAAGATACAAATAAAAAG